AATCCTTGATATGCGTATGCACACTGGTGAACCATACATTCATTTTGTAGATACAAGCAATCGTATGTTGCCAGAGTTTCAAAAGAAACTAGGTTTGAAGATTACACAATCTAACCTATGCTCTGAGATTATTCTACCAACCAATAAAGACCGTACTGCGGTGTGTTGCTTATCTTCTGTTAACTTGGAGTATTATGATGATTGGAAAAACGATGAACTATTTCTACGGGACATTGCGGAAATGCTTGATAACGTTCTTCAGTACTTCATTGATAATGCTCCTGTCGGTGTCAGTCGTGCCGTATTCTCTGCTATGCAAGAGCGCAGCATTGGCGTGGGGTCTCTCGGCTTCCATGCTTATCTACAAAAACATGAGATTGCGTTTGAAGGTGTAATGGCAAAAGTTGCGAACAATAAGATGTTCAAACATATTAGGGAGAAGTTAGATGTTGCAAACCTTGATTTGGGCGCTTTGCGTGGCAGTCCTCCTGATTGTGTTGGTACCGGTCGCCGTTTCGCTCATGTTATGGCTATTGCTCCAAATGCTAGTTCTTCTATTCTCATGGGTAATACCTCTCCTAGTATTGAGCCTTATCGTGCTAACGCTTATAGACAGGATACATTGAGTGGTTCTTCATTGACCAAGAACAAGTGGTTAGACCGCATTCTCCGTAAGATTGAGACAGACGAAGGCAAGTTGCAAGATATCTGGTCATCAATCATTGCGAATGATGGTTCTGTACAACACCTAGATATTCTAACAGAGAATCAAAAAGAAGTGTTTAAGACCTCAATGGAAATTGACCAACGATGGGTTATTGAACACGCAGCAGACCGACAAGTATACATTGACCAAGCACAGAGTTTGAACCTGTTCTTCCGTCCTGATGTACACATTAAATATCTCCATGCCTGCCACTTCTTGGCATGGAAAAAAGGTTTGAAAACTCTATACTACTGCCGTTCTGAAAAGATTGGTAAGGCAGATAAAGTGTCGAAACGTATTGAGCGAGAAGTTATTAAAGAGTTAGACATGAGTGCCATTGCTCAAGGCAACGAATGTTTGGCGTGCGAAGGATAAATTATGAGTAAAAAGATTTTAAGATTTACAGCATCATGGTGCCAACCATGTAAGGCATTGGCAAAGAACTTAGAGATTGCAGAGATTGGTCTACCAATTGAAGTTGTTGATATCGATGTACAAGATGCGTTAGCAGTTGAGTATGGCATTCGTGGAGTGCCAACTCTTGTTATGCTAGATGAAAACATTGAAGTCAAACGCTTGGTTGGTTCGAAAACAGTTAACGAACTACAGGAATGGGCTAAATGATTAAGAAGGCAAGCACACGTATCACAGATACTCGTAGCAATTTTAAACCATTCAACTATCCGTGGGCATATGACGCATGGTTGAAACATGAACAGTCACATTGGTTGCACACCGAAGTACCAATGATTGAAGACGTTAAAGACTGGAAAAAGAAATTAACAAATGAAGAAAAACAATTCCTCACACACATCTTCCGTTTCTTTACTCAAGGGGACATTGATGTGGCTGGCGGTTACGTTAACAACTATCTTCCTTACTTTCCACAACCTGAGATTAGAATGATGTTGATGGGTTTTGCGGCTCGTGAAGCACTTCACATTGCTGCATACTCACACTTGATTGAAACCTTGGGTCTACCAGAAACCACATATAGTGAGTTCCTTGAGTATGAAGAAATGCGAGCAAAGCATGACTATGTGATGGACCTATCAGGTAAGAATGGTACAAAAGAAAACACCGCTCGTCACATTGCTGTGTTCTCTGCATTTACCGAAGGTATGCAATTGTTCTCGTCATTCATTATGTTGTTGAATTTCCCTCGTCATGGTAAGATGAAGGGTATGGGTCAAATCGTTACTTGGTCTATTGTTGATGAAACACAACACGCCGAGAATATGATGAAGTTGTTTAAGACCTACATCCAAGAGAACCAAGAGATTTGGAACGATGAACTGAAAGAGTCCATCTACAGTATTGCAGAACGTATGGTTGAACTTGAAGACAAGTTTATTGACCTTGCGTTTGGTGTCAATCAAATGGAAGACCTGAGTGCAGAAGATGTTAAGAAATACATCCGATACATTGCAGACCGCCGCTTGATTGGTTTGGGTATGAAAGGCATTTTCAAAGTAAAACGCAACCCCTTGCCTTGGGTTGAAGAAATGATTAACGCACCAACTCATACCAACTTCTTTGAGAATCGTGCCACAGACTATGCTAAAGGTGCATTGAGTGGAACATGGAACGATGTATGGGGTAAGGCAACTTCTAAGGAATAAAATGAAGAAACTCCTACTATCGCTGATGCTTGTTGCATCCTCTGCTTTCGCATGGGAACAACAAGCACCACTACCACCACAAGCTTGTAATGTGATGGCACCATACGGTGCACCACAAGTTGCAAAGGCGGATACAACCCCTCTTTGCAGACCTGGTTATTTCACTCTACATGACAACGCAGCAAAGATTCCTGTATATGCGGTTTACATTCTGAAACCAGAGAATGCACTTGGTTGTTTCCCTCGCACCAATGCATTTACTGCTGACTTAGCATTACAACCAGGCAAGCGTGCAACACCTACAGACTATGCAGGTTCAGGTTACGACCAAGGTCATAATGTACCAGACGGTGACCTCTCATACAACCAACAAGTTGAATGGGAATCTTTCTTAATGTCCAACATGATGCCACAATTGCCAGGTCTAAACCGAGGCATCTGGAAACAATTAGAATCTAATGTTCGTGCATGGTCAGTACAACGCAACCATAACATTCAAGTTATGTCAGGTCCAGTATATGGTCCAAATGACAAAACTATTGGTAAGGGTGTTGTAGTACCTTCTGCATTCTGGAAAGTTGTTGTTGACTTGAATACTGGTGAACACCTTGCATTCGGTTTCCAACACCGTGGTGACTACCCTGCATCCAATATTGCAGTTGCTCAAGTTACAGTTGCAGAGATTGAACAGTTAGCACAAGTTGTAATTCCATTGCCACCTGGTTCTAACAAGGCATCCAAAGCACCTATTTGGCCTGCTGACTTAGGTGGTCTTACAAAAGCAAAGCAAGCGAAATGTAAGTGAGCATAGATAGTCATAGGAGGAACTATGACTGTTTTAGCACATAATTGTGAGAACTGCGATAACCAGTTCAAAATTACATATGATAAAGATGTATGTGATTGTGACCCGATACACTGCCCATTCTGCGGCGAGTATCTTTTAGTTGATGAATCTGATTGTGACAATGACGAAACAATCTGATTGGTCTTATAACGGGTCACCTTTCACAGAAGAAGATGTTGGCAATTCTTATGGATTCGTCTATGAGATTGTCAACCTCACCAACAACCGCCGTTACATTGGTAAGAAATTCTTTACCAAAGCAGGCACACGCCAAATCAAAGGTAAAAAGAAAAAGGTTCGCCTATCATCGGGATGGGAGAACTATTGGTCGTCTTCGGATGAATTGAAAGAAGACGTTAAAAAACTTGGTGATGAAAACTTTACACGAACCATTCTATACTTGTGCAAATCAAGGTCTGAATGCTCGTACAGAGAAACGAAGGAGATTTTCATTAGAGATGCGTTACTTACTGATGATTACTATAACAAATGGGTATCTTGTAAAATTCACAAGGCTCATGTAATCAATAAACTATGAAACACGATATAGTTAAACCCAAGAGGAAAACCATGGCTCGCAAATCAACCGCCAACACCGTAGTTGAGAAAACCACAACTACAAAACCAAACAATCACCTCAAACTGAGGCTTGATGACCTTAAAGTATTTGAACCGTTAACGGATAATCAACGCAAATTCTTTGACGCATATCGACAAGGGGACTATTTCGTAGCACTACACGGTGTTGCCGGTACAGGCAAAACATTCTGTGCATTGTATAAAGCAATTGAAGAAGTACTTGATAAATCTAACCCATTCGACAAAATCATTGTTGTGCGCTCTGCTGTACAATCCCGTGAGATTGGTCACCTGCCTGGTGATGTGAATGAGAAGATGGAAATCTACCAACAACCATATCGCCAAATCTGTGACACATTGTTTGGTCGCCGTGATGCATGGGATAGATTAGAAGAACAACACCATATCGAATTCATTAGTACATCCTTCATTCGTGGTATGTCGTTTGACGATGCAATCATTATCGTTGATGAAATGCAGAATATGACCTTTGAAGAAATCGATACCGTAATGACCCGTGTTGGTTATCGTTCTAAGATTATCTGGTGTGGTGATTACCGTCAGACAGACTTGAATAAGAAAAAGAATGATGTATCAGGCATTCTAAAGTTCTTTGATATTGCCCATCACATGAAGGCATTCACACGCATTGAATTTACCCCTGATGATATCGTTCGTTCATCATTGGTTAAGGATTACATTCTTGCCAAGATTCAATATGACGATGCACAAGACTAATTGCACCAGGTGAAATAGACTAGGCATACTAGTAGAAACACTTAGTTTTTACTGCATTGCAACATATATAAATGGACAGGCGCTCAATTGAGGCCTGTTTCATTTACCCTAATCGTCTAAGGAGATTATATGTCTAAGATTACCCCATTGTACTACGCAAACTCATTTGTTGATACCGTACAAGATGCCAAGAAAAAAGTTGTTGAACAGTTTGTTAGTGATGACAAAGTTGCAACACCATTGAACCAATTCATTGAAGCACAACGCACCTTCACTAAAGAATTGAACCGTTCTATCCACGAAATTGCTGACTACGCAGTTGCCTCTACAAAAGATTCTATTGAGAAGACTACTGCCTACTTCAAAAAGGCAGCGTAATGTCACAGAACCAAACCTTTTGGGAATGGGTCCAGAAGACCTTCACAGTAGACTATAGAAAAGAGATTGCCGAATATTTGGCAGATGCTAAAGACTATATCGAACTGAAACAAAAGATGGATATTCTCCAGCGCAGAGGCATCCTGTAAAACCTGAATTTCGTGGTTTCATACATACCTAGTATGGAAAACAAATCGCAAACCACGAAATTCAAAAATCTCTTACTCGAAGACATAAAGGCGCAACTTATGTCCTTTCAGCCAGTTGTCCGTAACGGTTGGGCGATTAAATTCTCCACACATCGGGATGACAATATCCTTCTGATATTCACATCCGTCTATACTGCCAGAACTATTGTCCGTTACTTCACGGAAGAACAAGATGCGGTCAAATTCATCAACTTTATGATGACACAAGACCCTCAGGCAGAACCAAATTAAGTGACATAAATAGATGATAATTATCATTAAGGGATAACTCATGCCTCTAAGCAGAATTTTAACAAACACCTATATTGACAAACAAAACAATATTGTCTCTATCGGTACAAGCACACCAAGAGCAAATATTGGTGCAGTCACCACATCAAATGCAGCATTAAGAATTTCTGCATCATCCACACAGACCGCTTTTGTTGCCAATAATGGCAACACATTGATTACTATGGGTACCTCAGGTACTGGCATGGGCACATCAATACTCAACGTTCAAGATGTATCATCCACTAACTCAAATGTTATTTTTGCCATGTCGAGAAGTATGGCGAATGGTGCCAACGCCGCTGTCCGATTTGGTCCAAATTATGCAGTAAATGATTCCAATGGTACAGATGAATTTGCACAAAACGGTGGTTTATATGCACCTGTGATTGAAATGAATGCTGACACAGGTAAAATTACTTTGTGGTCAGATTCAACAACAACGGCCGGTTCAAGATACAGAGCACCAGTGCGCCGTGAATCATTGACGATGAATCCACTTGGTCAAGTTACCAAACCATATAATCCATCATTCATGGCCTATCTTGGTGGTTCAAACCCATCATATTCTTCTGGTACTTTAACAGTACCTTACAACGTTGCAACATATGATGTGGGCGTTAACTCATGTTACAACACATCAACTTATAGATTTACTGCGCCAGTTGCTGGAACTTACTTATTTACTGCAAACGTGAATATGTATAGTAGTCCTGGAGTTTGGATGGGTGGATTCTTGGTCAATAATACATACTCTTACTTGACTAGCAGATGGACTGCCAACGTTGGTGGCGATAATAATATGAATATGTCTGTTGTTATAAAACTTGCGGCCAATGATTATGTTGAAGTTAGAATGCAGGTTGCAACCGGTGGTAACTACTCAAGTGGTTACGCATGGAATTGGTTCTCAGGAACATTAATAGGTTAAAGGAAAATAAATGTCAAAAACATATACAATTACATTATCTGATGCACAAGACAAAGCATTAGGTCATATTTGTTATTCGCAACAAGAATGGATTGAAAACGCAACATTCGAACGATGCCGTAATGCAATCGAAGATATTGTTAATGCTGAAATTCAGAGAAAACTTGCCATTGGCGAAACTATCTCTGGCACCAAAGACGATATTGTTCTTGCCGCTGATATCAAGTCAGGTAAAGAACTTGCTGATGAACAATCAGAATAATAATTATGAAACAACTATGACAACTTAACCCCGCCATGTGCGGGGTTTTTATTTGCGGCAATAGTGTGCAACGCCTATTGACTGCGACCTTCAATTGAGATATACTGTCACTAAGGAGTACACTATGGACGAAATCACCAAAGCAAAACATTCCAAACGCATTCTTCAAAAAGAAACCTATATTAAGAAACAGGTAAAGATTGCGAAGGCACATGGGTTCCCAGTTCGTAAGGGCCAAGAACACCGACTTGCTAAACATTCGGCAACCAACTGTGGTGATTCTAATTGTGTAATGTGTGGCAACCCCCGTAAATTTTGGGGTGAACCAACTATCCAAGAAAAACGATTTGACCAGAAAGAATTACATTATGAGCAACCTAATAACACACGCACAGAATGAGTTTCGTGCAGCAAAATGGATAAACGATAACGGAGAATACTGCGATGAAATGCAGGGCATGATTTGTGACCATGTATTGAAATTGTTACAAGTATTCTCCGATGAAGGACATTCTGGTTCATCAGCACCATATGCAGTCAATGTATTCAAAAAGTTGGCGATGTATGAACCTATCGTACCATTGACTGGTGAAGATTGGGAATGGACACTATTGGATTATGGTGTTGACCCTAAGTGGCAAAACAAACGATGTAGTCGTGTGTTCAAAGATGCTGATGGTGTCGCATATGATATCGAAGGCATTGTGTTCTACGATTGGTTTGAAGATGAAAACCATGAGAGACACAAATCACATT